TAAATCGTGGTTAGGTATTATAGTTCCCGATCCATCTGGTACGAAAAGCTCTGGGCCTCTTTCTCCTACCATATAACTAGACCCTCTCATTACGCCACCACCAAGAGATCGCCCACCACTTAAACTAAAGAATTTTCCAATAGGACCCCCCAAGCTCCCGAGAAAGGCGTTAACACCATAACTAATTAAAGACCTCTGAATCTGGCTAAATACGCTCCTAGCGACATCGCCAAGGGTTCTAGTGCCATTAATCGCGCCCTCTATCGCATCAACCAAACCACTTCTTATTGTCATCGACATATCTGAATATAGTTTTGTAAGTTCTGCAACTTGGTCATACTGCCTCGTCCCAGCGGCATAAATTTGATCCATTATTGATTTTCTTTCTTTTTCTCCCTCTGTAATTTGTTCTGTCACTTCACTACTTGCAGTTTTTATTGCAAGAATACTTGTCTCTTTTTCTTCAACTTGCGCCCTCATATCCTCAAGCATAAATAAAAGTGCATTGATTTCATCAAGATTTCTAATACCGCCAAAAGGTCCCCGAGAGCCACCAGTACGGTTAACCTGTGTAGAAATTTTATTGATTATAGATTTTATTTTTTCAAGATCGGCGGGAGTTTGTGCGCTACCTATCGCACCAGAGGCCATTGTTGCAGACTTCGTAAGTCTTTCTAGGGCCTGTGATTCCATTCCCAAAGTTATGTCACTACCAGCTTTCGCCAACTCCTGATAAGCCGGGCCTAGCTGCAAATCTCTCATGAGGCTAACTGCCTCTGTAAATTTATTGACAATATTTCCTACGGTTCCCAAAATATCTTTTAACGCTGGACCCAAAACCTCGTCTAATGCTCGAGTCAAGTTACCAACTTGATTAATCAGGTTAGAAAACTGTTGTGATAACGTGCCTTGAAACTCATCAGTTGCTTTGAGAGCTACCCCGGAAGCCTCAGCCTGATTTTCTAAATTTTGGTTAAATTTAACAAGATCATCATTTATCAAAGGAAATACGGCCTTCATAGCTTCGACACTGCCAAACAGTTTTGCTAACTGATCTGTCGTTGCACCACTACCCGCGATCTGGTCTAATATTCCTCCAAAACCTTTTGCCTCTAGTGCCGCTGCGTTAAACTCTATCCCCAGTTTCTTTGCAATTTTTTCTGCTTCCCCGGTAGGTTTTAATATTGATACGATTGCTTGGTTTAATCCTGTAAAAGTCTGTTCTACCGGGACACCTTGCGCGGTTATTGTTGCTATCGCTGCGTTTAATTCATCAATACTTATGCCAGCTGATTTTGCGGTGGGTGCGATTCTACCTATCTGTCTCGCATATTGGTCAACAATAATTTTACCGTCATTTTGTGTTTGTATAAATCCATCTACTATTTTGGTGGCCTTATCTGCCTCTAAACCATAGGCATTCAAAACACTTGTTACCGCGTCAGATACCGTCCCCAAATCTGACATACCACCAACAGCACCCAAAGCTGAAGCCTCAAGTACTTGTGATGCTTCCGCTGCGTCTGTAAAACCAGCAGAGGCAACGTCATAACTAGCGGCTAATAACTCTGTCTGTGAATATGCGCCCTCAAGACTATTGCTTAAATGTAAAAGATTATTTGAAAGTACATCTACATCAACCCCTAAAGTTCTTACCGCTGTTCTTGCCTGTTCTGCTTCGTTAAACCCTTTAAAATAATTTCTGACACTAGCCGCTACCAGTAATCCACCGGTCAAAAATCCAAACGCCTGACGTAAACCGCCAACCGATTTTGTTAATTGTTGTGATGCTCCTTGAGCCTGACGTAATCCACGAACTGCCTGTTGTGAATTGACTCTCAGATCAATATTTGAAATAGCCACAAAGTTTTCCTATCGAGTGCGGGACTTTGATTCCTCAATGTGCCGTTTTTCCCTTTCGGACTTCAGTTCAAAATAAGCAGCGTAGAACATAAATTCTTTATCTGTTATTCGATCTCGAAGTTCTCCTACAGTCATTCCTAGCTCGCAAGATAAGAAAAACTCAAAGTTGAGCCAACTATCTTGCTCTAGGCGTTTTTTGCTTCGCCCAATACTGGGGCGGGGTCCATTCCGAACAAGAATAATTCCAGTTCGTTCAGTACTTTTTCTGGTAACTCGCGTTGTAGTTTGGGTGCATCGGCTAAAGCAAAAGCCTTTGAACCATCTTCCAACTCGGCTAACATACAAAGTATCCGGGTGCTGATTGCTAACGCGTCTGTGCTATTTGTCGCTGAGTTTGCAGCGATTCTGTCTGACCTTGTAAGTGGTCTAAAATATAAGTCGATCACTTTTTTACCAGCTTCATTTTTCAATTCAAACTTTCGTCTTTCTTGAATATTGAACTCAGTAGTTAAAAGGTCAACGGTGCGAGGATTTGTAGACATAAGTTAAATAGCAAAAGTAATAGCACCATTAGCGGTAAAGTTCACGGTTAGAACTTCAAGATCACCAACGGCAGCGCCCATATCAGCAGAGGTAACAATTCCTGAAAAACTGACTTTTTTTGTGCCTGATGTATCGAGGAATAATTCAAACTGTGCGTCCCCGGCATCTTCAGTAACAATAACATCATCAATTAGATTAGCTGTCTCGTTGCCGTCAGCCGCGGTATAAAGAAGCTCAACGCTTCCGGTAGCGGAAATTAATCCACCGACATACGCCCTAGAAGTGTCGCCGTGATCGGTACATTCTAAGATTTCTTTGTTTACGGTAAGTGACCAGTTTCTAGTACTAACAATAGCTTCAGTTGTACCTGAGCCATTTTTAAAATTAACTGATCCTTCCTCTCCACGAAAAAAAGCCATGATAAATAAGAAAGGGGTTGTTTAGCTACATATTAACTCTTTGAATCAGAGTTAACAGTAGTAGTTTTGGTTTTTTGCTGTGATCGCTGGTACGATTCACAGCGGGGGTCCCATAGTGCTGGGTTGCGCTTGCCTTTTACCTTTTCGATAATGTCAAGCATATCTTCTGTAATTTCGGTCATAAGTCCTCGTATGCTTCAAAGGTCATTCTAAGTTGTGTTTGGAAGAAACCTTCTGGCTCTGGGTTTGCAACTGGGGTAGGGCCATTAACAGGGTCAAAGACCACACCCGAAACGACTTGTCGATTATACAAGTCGCGGATACGTTTTCCAATTACATAATTAGCTCCCGCGCCAATGCTTTGTCCAGTAAATATATTGATTGTAACAGCACCCACAACCTTGTTACTGCTATCGCTAGTACCGCCAAGACTTAGATATTCTCCCTCTCCAAAACTAAACAGACATTGTACGAAGGAA